CTTAGCTTGGTCCCTGTTCAGGGTATCTGCGTAGTAGCACACGGTGCAGCCAAGGCCGTTGAGATTGATGCGGTTGCCTGCCATGCCAGGTGGTATCACGTTGATACCGTTGGGATCTATGCTGAGCCACATCAGCATGGTACCCTGCTGCTGGCTCCAGAACGTGCTTTGGTTGCCAGTGACCACGCACTGCTGCCAATCAGGCGCCAGCCTCATGGGCCAACAGTCAGTTTGGCTGGCTGGTATGGTATATTGGAATGTGGGGCTGTAGTCCTGTCGGATGTTCACGCCCGGCTGTGTGAGAGGTAAGGGATAGTAGACCATGCTGATATTTATGGGCTAAATATCCAACATCAATCCTGCGAGTGCCCATGAGCGTTTATTCATATCCCGTAGTTAACCAACAGGGTCCAACAGGCCCCACAGGTCCCCTTGGTGGTCCCACAGGTCCTGCTGGCGCGCCCGGCACGGCTGTGAACACTGGCGCTACTGGTCCCACAGGGCAGCAGGGTCCTCAGGGTGTGGCTGGCACGGCCACTAACACTGGCGCTACTGGAGCCACAGGACCGCGAGGTGCCACGGGTGCACCTGGTACCGCAACCAACACAGGTGCCATGGGTCCAACTGGGGCAACAGGTGGTCCAGGACTGCGCGGACCTACTGGCGCACCCGGATCAGCCACGCTGACCGGCGCTACTGGACCCACGGGTTATACTGGCTACACAGGTCACACAGGTCCACAGGGACCAGGCAGCACTGTGAGCGGCCCCACAGGGCATACAGGACCTACTGGACCAGCCAGCATCATCACGGGCCCCACTGGATGGACGGGCAACACCGGACCTACTGGACCAGCCAGCGCTGTCACGGGTCCAACCGGTCCAGGTGTGGGTTCTACTGGACCCACGGGTGCAACTGGCACCACGGGACCCACGGGCAGCAGCTTGCCCAGCATCACCACTGCCAGCGTGACCACCAGCAGCTTGGCCAACGGAGCCAACGCTCACGTGTTTGCCAGCGGTTTCACAGCCTATGGCCTGTTGAGCATAGAGACCAGTGCAGCTGCCTGGATCAGGATCTATACCAGCAACGCGGCGGTCACGGCTGACCAATCAAGGACCCAGGGCACAGATCCCGCGCCGGGCAGTGGTCTCATAGCCGAAGTGATAAACACAGGAGCCAACACGCAGGTCATATCTCCTGGCAGCCTGGGTTTCAGCAGCGAGATCTCACCTGCTACCAACATACCGCTGTCAGTGACCAACAACAGCGGCAGCACGGTGGCCATCACAGTCACTCTCCAGCTCATACAGTTGGCGTCGTGATAGACATGGTGAGCGCATTGGTATATAATGTGGCGAGGAGCGCGATCAGATGGTAACACCAATCCCAGCCACAGGCACGGCCATCAGGATGGGCGGTGTGTGGGCAGCATACACAGCGGGTGCGCTACCACCTGGGGGAACCAATGTGAGCCTCAATGCCATGCTGGGTGTCAGCAAGAGCGGGCTGAGAACAGCAGGCCAGATCACTCCTTTGAGCGCAACTTTTGGCGGCAGGATAGGACCATTCAACTACGTCTGATATCTTGACTGTGACATGCTCAAGTCCTACACTATGAGATAATCACAGTGGAGATCAGCATGGAAATCGCACGCGCAAGAGACTTGTTGGATCGCATAGCCAGCAGGTCTGACTATGAGTTCCGTAACTTTGAGATGGAAGCACAGGGCAGCTGGCATCGCCAAGTGCGTTATGCCCTACGGCAGAAGGAGCAGCTCACCGACAGCATAGAAACACTTAACTCTGAGATTGACAGCCTACAGGCTGAGCTGAGTGCGCAGCAGCGCAAGATCACCGCAGAGATCAACCAGCTGGCACGACAGCGCCGCGACGCGGAACAGCAGCTCAAGCAGGTGGATAGCTGGATCGATACCTACGATGACGCAGAATTTGAAGATGCTGTCAGTGGGTTTGAAGGCAGCGAAGGTGACAACTGGAGCGAGGTGCTGGGACGTGAAGTTGGTGTTGAGCTGCTGAGCGACAAGCAGACCAGCAAGCAGAGCCTGGGACAGCTGAGCTTGTTGCCTCTGGCAGACTACAAGAAGAGCGTGATCATCACCAACCAGTTTGCTACCTTCCTCAAGAAGACCGCTGAACAGGCAGAGCACAGCGCTGGCATCAACAGGCCCAATACCCTGCCGACTGCTGCTCCTGTGGCAGAACCAGCAGACGACCCTGTGGTCGAGACCAAGGCAGCACCAGCCAAGACCGTGGCCAAGAAGACCAAGCGCAGCTGACGATGAGCAGCATGATTCGCCGTGCTCGTGCTCGCACCAGCCAGGTCAGCATCTGTGTGCCCTGCCGTGACAGCGTGCACGCAGCCTTTGCCTTTGATCTGGCCAAGCTGCTGCAGCACTGTGCCATGGCAGGCCTGGAGGTGCTACCACATTTCCACATAGGCACGCTGATAGTGAACCAACGTGAGCAGCTGGTCAACATGGCCCTTGAAGCTGGCAGCAGCCACGTGCTGTGGCTAGACAGCGACATGATGTTCCCACCTGACACTGTGCAGCGTCTGCTGGCACATGATCTAGCCTTGGTAGCGGGCAACTACGTGACCAGGCAGTATCCACACAAGACCGTGGCCTACACTCAGCTGAACGATTGGACCAGCTATGTGATCAACGATGGCACAGAACCAGACCTCACGGCAGTGCAGGGCGTGGGCATGGGCTGCATGCTGGTAACCACTGATCTGCTGCGTGAAATGGCTGCGCCCAGGTTCCAGACAGTCTGGGTCCCAGAGTCAAGTGACCACATGGGCGAGGACTTTTATTTCTGTTCACAGGCTCGCCAGCTAGGACACGAGATATGGATCGATAATCTGCTTAGCAGGGATCTGCAGCATCTGGGAACCGTGGCTTTCAATCACAGCATGGTGAGGTCAGGGCTGCTGTGACCGTTAAATAGTGGCACAGGAGCACGCATGACCTTCCAGATATTCTCAGAGCTGAAACCCACGCAGTATGTCACAGTGCTCATGTACACGGCTCCTGGTGGCAGCAACAGCGGTGCACAGGGCAGCTTGCTGATAGTGAACCAAGGCAATCCAGAAGTCAACAGTGGCAACATTGACTTGGATCTTGGCCGAGACAGTGACTACATCAGGGTGGGAATTAGCAACAGCTTGGTGCTATCAGATGATGGATTCATAGCCTATGACACCATGGTCCCGCCAAATCACATGACACAGCTGCAGGGACTGTGTTTGTCCAGCGGCAGCTGTCTTTTCGTGTACAGCCAAAAGGGCCAAACCAGCTTTGTGTACACTGGTACTACTGTTCCTGCCTAGCTGACTTCCTTGCCATCGCTGTAGAACTCCAACAGGCCAAGGCGCAGCACGAATGGGCTGCGTTTATTTCGTCTCCTCATGTGCATCACGTAGCCAGTGGGCATCTCCACTTCCATCTCAGCGTCTTGCTTGCGTATGATCACACCCTTGACCCTGCGTTCCGTGTCGCTGCACTCTATGTAAACCCTGTTCTTTGGCGGTTTTTCCTTGAGCATCTGTGATCCCTTCTGCGAGCAGTGTGTGATCTCTGTTATCAGAACCGCAAGTTATATCGCAGCATAGCCACGCCCTGCGTGCCAGCCTTGGCATCACCGTCCGGCTGCAGCCTCAGTCCCGCAGCTACCGTGAGCTTGCTGCGCTCGCTGAAGCTGTTGGTCCAGTAGGCCTGTAGATCCGTTTCCGTGCCAGTACCCACCAAGCTTATCCGCTGTGGTTGATAGCTGATGTTGCCATCAAAGTCACGGCTCACTGGCAAGCTGAGATTGGCCGAACCACTGATGCTGTGGTTTGGCAAGCTGGCCACGAGACCCAGCCTGTCTGACTCTGCGAACACACCCACCTTGCTGATGCCCAGCGCAGCACTGGCCAGCACCACTGGTTCCGTGCCACTGACCAATTGGTTCACGCCCGCCAGCTTGCTGATGCCAAGGCTACCGCTGGCATCCAGCTGATAGCCTGATCCCAGCTGCCATGCATGGCCCAGGCTAGCAAATGCCGTGTCGGCACCAGTGGCCAAGCTGCTACCCACAGCAGCCTGCTGCCCATAGAGGCTGTTTTCTTCGTGCACCATGCCCAGCTGCAGATCTCGCCACTGATAGAACGCACCCATGATCCTGGGCTGTGACAGCTGTTGCGGCGTCAGCAGTGGATCTGTGCTGTCAGGTGTTTGGTGTTGGCTGTACCATACCGTAACACCCTGGCTGCTGATCAGCAGCTTTTGGTCCTGACCCATGCTGAGGTAAGGGTTACCAAGGCCCGGCAATGGCGTGACTGGAGCCAATCCCTGCGCGGCATTGGCATCATCCACCAAGCCTACCTTGAAGCCTGCGGCTTCTTGGACCAGGCTTTCCTGTCCAAACCTGGACAGCTGCGCTGTGAGATCCACTGTGCTTCTGCTGCTGGTCATCACGCTGTTGAGACCTAGGCTATAGGCGCGTCCATAGTCGTCCAGCACCATCATGCCATTGCCCAGGGTGTCAACGTGACCAAATGTCGAGGGCAGGCTGAGCCCGCCTAGGGCCAGAGGTATGCTGCTGCTTTTCACGTCCGAGCCAGTGGGTATGACCACGGCACCCTGCGGTGCGGTGGCAGCAGCAAGATTGATCATGCCCTGCCCGTATATGGCAGAGTTGGCATAGATTCCTGTCTTGTTGGCGGTGCGCAGCAGCAGGCTGGTGATCTGCTGTCCAGTGAGATAGGGCCACTGCTGAATCAGCAGCGCGATACCACCGCTGACGATCGGCGCAGCAAAGCTGGTGCCGCTGCCCAGGGCCAGCTGGTTACCATAGAGGCCCACGATGTTTGAACCCGGGGCTGTGAGGCAATAGCTGGCTGCTATACCGCATCTGTTGCTCCAGCTGGCTATGGCGCCGTTGGTGTCAGCAGCTGCTACCACGATCCAGCTGCCCAACAGCTTGCTGTTGATGCTGGGCAGGGTAGCATAGTAGTCTGGGCTGCTGGTACCGTAGTTGCCTGCGGCAAACACGTTTACCACGCCTCGGGCCGAGGCTTTCTCGTAGGCACTGATGGTCGCTGCGTTCTCTTTGAGCACAGCAGCAGTGCTGACCTGGCTCATCATGAGGTTGGTGCCCCAGCTGTTGTTGAACACCCGGGCACCGTTGTTGGCAGCATAGTTGATGCCCGCTGCCAGCTGGCCATCTGTCCAGCTGCCCTGACCCGAGCTGTTCATGACCTGTATGGGCAGTATCTTGGCGCTGCTGGCCACGCCATACATGGTCATTGCAGTGCCCTGTGTTTGAGTGTTGGCAGCTATGAGGCTGCTGACGAAGGTGCCGTGACCATTGCCGTCAGTGGTAACGCTACCACCAGTGTAGATGTTGTAGCCTGGCCCTGCGATGTTGCCCGAGAACTTGTAGCTGCTGGCGTTGATGCCCGTGTCAAACACGCCCACGGTCACGCCGCGTCCCGTGAGACCTCGCCCAATAGCCGTCTGCAGGTTGATGAACGGGTAAGCCCAGCTCACATAGTTCTGTCCGATGGGCACATAGTAGGCACCGAGGGTCTGTGTGTCGGCCCAGCTCTGGACAGCGCTGAGAGCCAGAAATGCGCAGGATATCAGCATCTTCTTCATGGCAGGACTCCTTTCCATTACAGCAATACTAACACAGATCTGTGCTTTCACAAGCGAAAAGATCGGCTAAATAAGCACATGAAACTCCAAGATCTCGCCGAATCCAAGCAAAAAGAACAGCTAGAGCTGATAAAATTGCCCTATGCCATGAGCGCACTTGAACCCATCATGGAGCGCAAGGTGGTGGAATTCCACTACAGCGTGCTCAGCAAGGGCTATGTGGATCGCTACAACCGGGGCGAGGGCGATCCAGGATTCAACAGGGCAGGAGCGCTGCTGCACAACCTCTGGTGGCCACAGCTGATGGCACCCAAGCTCAACAACAGGCCTCGAGGCGCTGTCGCTGATCTCATGGAAAAGACACAGGGGGGCTGGGATGAGTTCAAGGAAACGTTTACCAAAACCGCGCTTGACCTTCAGGGCAGCGGTTGGTGCTACATGGCCAAGAATGGTGAGATCAAGACGCTGAAGAACCAAAGCTGGCGATCAGACGTGGTCATGCCCATTGACCTCTGGGAGCACAGCTACACTCCATTCACGCTGCGCAAGGACTATCTCAAGACCATATGGCGCATCATTGACTGGAACGTGATCAATCATCGCCTGTCTGCCAGCACGTAGTCCCTGCCCGACACAGTCATGGGCACTGGGGCTCTGTGAGATTCGAACCAATCCCAGCCACGCTTGAGCTCTAACCAAAATGCCAGATTGTGATCATGTGTCAGACCCAGCATGCGCCAGTCAGTCATCCTGAAAGGGTAGATCTGCAGCTGCACTGACTGCTGTCCATAGCGTGCGCTATCACGCACAGCAGCATAGATCTCTTCCATGCTGGCATCTGTCATGGCATAGCAGCCTGCGCTGCTGCAGCCTCCGTGTATCATCACGTCACTGCCAGTGTAGCCCCAGTTGCGATCAAACTGGTTGGGATAACCAGTGTTGATGCTGAGATGCTCGCGGCTGTGTGGGTTCAAGCTGCTCACAGTGATGCTGTAGAAGCCTTCTGGTGCCTGTCGATCTCCCTGGCGCCGCTTGGGACCCAGACCACCGCTGAACCTGCAGATGGGATAGGTCTTGGCAAGTATCCATGCACCATCTCGCTGCTGTCGCCACAGTTCCAGCTCGTGGTCTTCCTTGATTATGCGCAGCAGCACTGCCCCCTGTGCGTCCACGCCCTCGGGCTGAGTGTTGATGCTCTGCTGCACGGTTCCTCGCCGAGGATCATGCCGATCAAACTGCTGGACCTCGGGTACAGTGCTGAGGCTGGCACAGCCACCGAGCAGCGTGGTTAACAGGACCACCCCTGCCTGCCGCGCGTTCATTGGTCCAAGATCGCTGACAGGATGTCCTTGGCACGCTGTGGGTTCTTGAGACGCTCCAAGGCTTTGTTTTCAATCTGGCGCACGCGCTCACGAGTGACGTTGAAGCGATTGCCGATCTCTTCCAAGGTATACTCTCGCATGGTACCGATGCCGAAGCGCATGCGCAGCACGCGCTCTTCTCTGCTGCTCAGTCCTTCCAACACACCGCCTATTACCTCGGTGATCTCTGCCTTGGCGATCTGCTCAAACGCATTCTCAGATTCCGTGTCTTGGATGAGATTGCCCAGCTTGCCCTCTTCTTCGTCGCCCACGGGCGTCTCCAAGCTGATTGGATCCTTGGCCACTCGCAGCGTGCGATTGATCTTTTCCACGTCACAGTTCAGCATCTTGGCCAGCTCTTCCACGCTGGGTTCATGTCCCGTGACAAACAGATGTTCCTTGGTGGCTTTCTGTATCTTTTTCAGCGTGTCCAACACGTGGCTGGGGATGCGGATGGTGCGATTGCTTTCAGTGGCTGCCTTGATGATGGCCTGTCGGATCCACCATGTGGCGTAAGTTGAGAACCTATAGCCCAGCTGCCACTTGAACTTCTCCACGGCCTTGAGCAGGCCGATATTGCCCTCTTGGATGAGGTCCAGCAGCTGCCCACCGTTATAGCTGTTTTGGTTGTACTTCTTGGCCACTGAGATCACCAAGCGCAGGTTGGCCTTGGCCATGGCTGCGATGGCATCGTCCTTGACCTTGCTCTGATGGCGCAGCACTCGCACTGCGGTGCGCAGCTCGCCCACTGGCAATCCAGCAGCGTCTGCCTGTTCCTGCATCATGCCCACCCAGTGTCCGATCTCGTTGGCTTTCTGCTTGAGCTTGTCCCACTTCTTGCCCTTGGTATCCTGCAGCCATGTCATGTGCTCATGGCCCACATAGCGTTCCAAGAAGTCATTGCGATCGATGCCACAGTCCAGCGCTAGCCGCATTAGCGCACCATCGCCCTCCAGCAGCTTTTTATTGGTTCCCTGCAGGCGCTCCATGATCATGCCGATGCTGGCAGGCAAGAGATTCAGCTCATTGAACGCGGCAATCAGCTCGTCCTTGGCAGCTTTCTTGCTGGTATCGCTGAGATAGCTGGCACAGAGATCGCGCACGCCGGTCAGCTGTGTGTTGAGCTCTTCGCTGAGCGCGCCATCTTCGTCGCCTTCAAGATCAAACACCGTGTCAACGGCTCTGGTGCCATGCTGTATGTCAGCGATCCAACCGTCGATGGTCTGCACAGTCATGGGCACAGCAAACAGCGTGTCCATGATCAGCTGCTTGCTGCTTTCGATGGTCTTGCTGAACTCGATTTCCTTGGCATGGTTCAGCAGTGGTGTCTTGCCCACTTCCCTTAGATACAAGCGCACGGGATCGCTGCTGGTGCTCTCGCTGCTTTCTCGTGACTTAGCGACCTTCTTGCTGGGCTGTTTAACCATGTGATGCCTGCTCCTGTGTGCGTGATGGTGGTCGTGCTAGCAACCAAGCTAGCATGATCTGTGTGGCCTGTCAAGTGGATTTGTGTCTAGCCGCCCCTGGGACCAGCTTTGCGGATGACGTTCTTGGGTGCGTTGTAGCTGTTTTGCTTGTGCGAGTTCTTGAAATCGCTGCGCAAATTCTTGGGATCTGGCTTGTTTATCTTGGGTAATATGATAGTGGTTTTTGGTTTTTTACCATCCGTCATCTGTCTCTCCGCTGCACCGTTACCTCTATTATATAGCGGCGTGATCTGTGGTTTACAACGAGCCCAATCAAAAATATAATGGAATCTCCGCACTGGCCTAAGGTTAAATATCTGATGTCTCAGCTCATATTATGGAACATGCCAGCCACATATGATAGCACAGCCAGTGCTGTGAGACCTCTTGGACCACACAAGCTGGCTAGCTGGTTGCGGCAGAATGGATATGCTGTCAAGGTGATAGATTTCGCAGGCTGCATGAGCCTGGCAGATCTGGTTGCCATCACGGAAAGATGGATCGATCACACCACCCTGGCCATAGGCGTCAGCACCACTTTCTTCCCCAACGAAGATCCTCAGGCTAGATCGTCAGGCCAGGCCATAGAACAGGCATTGCCCATGCCAGATTGGGTCAGAGCAGGCCAAGCTGCTGTGGCGGCCAAATACCCTGGCCTGCGTTGGGTCATGGGCGGAACTCGAGTCAACCAATTTCTACAGCCTGGCTGGACTGGTTTCACGGGTGCCGGCGAAGATCAGATGCTGGCATGGTTGGATGAGACCAGCCAAGCAGCTGGTCAGACCAGGCCACGGTTCGATATCACCACCAGCTGTGGTCCCGTGTTCACCGACGACGATCACATAGATCGCTGGGAAGTGATACCGATCGAGCTGGGCCGTGGCTGCATGTTCCGCTGTAGGTTCTGCAGCTATGAATATCTGGGCAAGACTCCTGGCACCTATCTGCGCAGTGCTGACAGCATCAAAGCTGAGATCATGCACTACCATGAGCGCTGGGGCGTCACGAGGTTCTATTACATCGACGACACTGTTAATGAAACAGTGGAAAAGGTGCGCATGCTCAGGGACATAGCTGCCAGCGTGCCCTTTAGACTGGAATGGATCGGCTACATCAGGGCTGACTTGGTATGGGCACGCCCCGAGACTGAACAGCTGTTGCTGGAAAGCGGCCTGCGCAGCACTTTCATAGGCATAGAAAGCTTTGAGTCCAACAGCAGCAAGATGATAGGCAAGGGTTGGTCAGGACTGCACGGCAAGGAATGGTTGCTGAAGATGCAGCAGCGGTGGGAAGGCAAGATCAACTGGGCGCTGGGACTGATAGTGGGTCTACCTGGACAGACAGAAGCACAGCTCGAAGCTGATGGCCAGTGGTTGATTGACAACAACATGAACAATTGGCGCTGGGCTGCGCTGTGGATCAGTCCAGGCATGTTTGAAAGCGAGTTCAGCCGCAACAGTCAGAAATACGGTTTCAGCTTCCCTGATCCCACTCAGAGCTGGGAGTGGGCACACCAAGAAAGTGGCTGGAACCTGACCAAGGCACGCAAGCTGGTCATGAAATACACTCGCGCACATCGACCACTGATGAAGCAGGCTGCTTGGCCACTGGGGGATTGGGCTAGCCTGGGATTTGAACTGGATCTTCTCATGCAGGAAAACTGCAAGACCAGCCCATACCTACCCATCCTAGCAGAGCGCAAGCTAGCGTTCGTGGAAAATTACGTTGCCCACAGCCTGGCTTGATAGATCAGCCCAACTTTATATGCTATAATAAATCACGACCTTGGAAACGATCAGTGGCAGACAAGCAACGCATAGATGAGCTGGCACCCCTGATGGACGCGATCAGTCCTACCTTCTGCTTGGCCAAATGGCATCATACCACCATATACCTCCACACCGGCGAGACCCACAGCTGCTATCATCCAGCTCCACATGCCATAGACGAAAAGCGCATTGGCTGGGACCCTGGCGCCCTGCACAACACTCGCGAGAAAAAGGCAGAACGTCGCCAGATGCTGAACGGGGGCAAGCCCAAGGGCTGCGACTACTGCTGGAAGATCGAAGACATGGGCACAGGCTATGTCAGCGATAGGCACATACGCAACAGCACCATCTATCGCCCTGAACGCTTGGCAGAGATCACTGCACTGGGTGCCAACTTTGATGTCAAGCCCGAGTACATAGAGATCAGCTTTGGCAACGAGTGCAACTTCAAGTGTGGCTACTGCCATCCCAAGGCCAGCAGCAAATACTACAACGAGATACGAGACCACGGTCCCTATGTCATGGTCAAGAACCATCGCTGCGACATAGATTGGCTGCACATACGCGAAGAAGATTCCAATCCCTTCGTGGATGCTTGGTGGCAGTGGTGGCCGCAGATCAGAGACACTGTGAACATCATGCGAGTCACTGGCGGCGAGCCTCTGTTACACAGCAGCACCTGGCTGCTGCTGGACGACCTGCTGGCCAATCCCATGCCCAATCTAGAGCTGAACATCAACAGCAATCTGGGAGTCAAGCCCATCCTGGTGGAGCGCATGAGCCGCAAGGTCAGACAGCTCATGGATCACGGCTGCATCAAGAGCTTCAGCCTTTATACCAGCATGGATACCTGGGGTCCACAGGCAGAATACATACGCACAGGCTTAGACTTGGCGACCTGGGAGCAGAACCTAGACACCTATATGACAGTGAGCGGCCAGATCGTCAGCTTTATGATCACCTTCAATGCGCTGAGCGTGCCCAACTTCCAGTCACTGCTGGTCAAGCTGTTGGAATGGCGTGCTCGATATGCTCCCACACATGATCCCAAGCCCAAGATACGCAACGTGCGGTTTGACACGCCCTATCTCAGAGAGCCACTGCAGTATGACATCAACATACTGCCCAAGGCAGAATTCATGCCCTATATGCATGCTGCGTTGGCCTACATGGAAGCTCACGAGGATGACGAGAACAAGCAGGCCTTTGGCACCCTGGAGGTAGACAAGTTCCGACGAGTGGTGAGATACATGGAGACCACTGCGTACACAGAGGATAAAATAACAGAGGGCAGGCGAGACTTCCATGCTTGGTTCACGGAGCATGATCGCCGACGGCACACGGATTTCACGGCCACTTTCCCAGAGCTGGTTGAATTTTACAGGGAGTGCGCTCAGATCCATGAACACTGATGATCTCATAGACTCCAAGAAGAATGAAGTGTTCTGCATGCTGCCTTGGACGCACATGCACTTCTGGCCAGATGGCCGCACCATGCCCTGCTGCATCACGGACCCTAACACCAACGTGTTGGGCAACTTCAACGATCAGACCATAGCACAGCTGTGGAACAGCGAACTGATCCGCGACATGCGACGCAACATGCTGGCAGGTCGACGCAGCCATGCCTGCAGCAAGTGCTACGAGCAAGAGTCAGCTGGCGTGGAAACTCTGCGCATCAGCAGCAATGCTGAGCTCAAGCAGCATCTGCCCTTGGTCTCGGAGACTGCTGATGATGGTGCTCTGCCTCGCGTGAACCTGGCATACCTGGACATACGCTTCAGCAACATCTGCAACCTGCGCTGCAGGACCTGTGGCCACGGTCTCAGCAGTGGATGGTACGACGAGTACAAGGCTCGCTGGCCAGAATACAGCCAGCCCCGCATCATGAACATCAACAAGTCCGGGGACTTCTGGGCTCAGCTGCTGCCGCATCTGGACCACACTGAGCATGTGCACTTCGCAGGCGGTGAGAGCCTCATGACTGACGAGCATTATCGCATGCTGGACCATTGGATCAGCCGAGGTCTCAAGTACGTGCTGCTGCGCTATACCACCAACTTCACGGTGCTGAACTACAAGAAGCGTGATCTGTTCGAACTGTGGAAGAACTTCAACAACATCAGGGTGGCAGCTAGCTTGGATGGCAGCCATGCTCGCGGAGAGTATCTGCGCAAGAACATGGTGTGGAGCGAGGTAGTGGAGAACCGCCGCCGACTGATGCGAGAAGTGCCTAAGGTGGTGTTTGCGATCACGCCCACCGTGAGCCTCATGAACGTGCTGCACCTGCCTGACTTCCACAGGGAATGGATAGAGCTGGGCCTGCTGGAACCCCAGCATGCACGGCTGAACATACTGACCTGGCCCAACCACAGCAGCGTGCGAGTGCTGCCCAGCCATCTCAAGGACCAAGCGCGGCACAAGATACGCGAGCACCAGACCTGGCTGAGGTCACTGGGCACGCCAGACTGGTATGTCAGCAACTGGGACAGCGTGATCAACGTCATGGACAGCAGCGACGACAGCCACCTCATCCCTGACTTCCTCCGCGAGACCAAGCTGGTGGATGGCATGCGCAAGGAAAGCTTCTTTGACACGTTCCCCGAGCTGGCCAGCATGGATCCTGATGCCCGGCCCCGCTCAGTGCCCGCAGCGGCTGTGCCTTCAGCAGTGACTACTGGTGCTCAGCTGGACAGGATAGACTGGAGCGGCGAGCCAGTGCTGTTCATCACCTGGCAGACCAGCGATGTCTGCAACCATCGCTGTGGCTACTGCAACCCTGGCAACTATGGCGGCACACAGCCCAACACTGACATCAAGGCCTACCAGCGCAACATGGCCACCATGTTGGCTGCCATGCGCGACCGAGGCTTCAAGAGGATCAAGCTGTTCCTCAGCGGAGGCGAACCCACGCACTGGCAGGGGCTCATACCCATGCTGGACTGGTTCAAGTTCAGCAGCGACTATGACGTCACGGTG